CGCGACTGCTCCGTCAAAAGTGTCTTGCAAAAGACTCCTCTGACGTTAAGGCCCTGATAGTAATCATGGCCACAGCTTTCGCGGAACGAGCCGTCGTTAAACGACTTAGAGGCATTCACCTCGAAACCTAAAAGTTCTAGGAACCGACATATCGACGGGTAAGTTTCCCGTAGAACGATTATGTCGTCACCAAAAACTCCAAAGTTACCGAGACTATTACGCGTTGGTCTACTTAACGGAATGTTATGCAGACGATACGTAGCCTCTATAACGCACGCAAATAAAACGGTTTGAAGGGGAAAGGTGAAACCATTCCCCATCGTACCGACCATATGAAGATCGTGGATCTCCCCGTTAAAGGAGGTCTTCGGTGATCGGAACTCCTCGAGCCACGAATAAACGTGCCTCGGTAGAACCGACTTCATCATCCCGATCGCCAAAGAGTCGGAAGCGGAGGAAAGGTCGATCGTTGCGAAACGACCCTCCCTGCTACCTATCTTGGCGAGAAGGCGATTACGCTCAGGCTGATTAGCGAGGGAGACACCGAAGTGTCTTAAGCTGCTCAGTGATAAGCGCGCCAAGTCCAAGCTGAAAAAACATATTCAGCGAGGGCTCGACACATATGGTACGTGCGATCTCGTTCGTTTTCGGAACAAACGTTAAACGGTTACACTCTACTGTCAGGCTCTCCGCATGGACGTTTCGTCGGCGATCGTTGGCCGACTTCCATGTGGGATAGTGCTCGACATGACGTTTAAACACGTCATAGAGGAAAGGCCGCGTCGTAGTAAGAGGGGAGTCGAAGAACTTCGTGTAGAAGTCTTCGCCTCTTGCCCCTACCGAACTACCAGGTCCGGAATAGCCACCGATGAGAATCGATGGGTAAGTCGGAAACCAGGAGTCATGATCGAAAAGTTTCCAGAGGGAGTGTTTAAGCTCTCCCAGGAAGTAATCCTCGATCAGTCGACACGGTTTTATCTCGAAGGTGCGGCAGCGCTCATTTATAGAGAAGAATTTATCTCTAGCACGGTCCTCTGCAAAGCAGTCTGGTGCGTCCCTGAATTTCTTCGGGAACGCTTCCAGCATATGCGCTGCAGCGAACTGTGTGGGCGTCGCCTCTGGAGCCTTAGATGGTCTCCATACCTCGAGGTCCTCAAGTAAAGTCACGTAGAGAGCATCCAGCGAAGCTTTCACTGGACCCCCGTCGGCCCTCTCACGAGGATCGGCGGGCTACCAGAGCCGATGATGGCTAAGGTTGTCGCGCGGATCTGCTCTAGCACTGGCTTACGCCGAGCACGTAGAGGCAGAAGAGCTCGGCACGCTTCTACGAAGCGGTCGGCATCTCTTATGACATTCCGTAACCGCCAGTCGGTAAAGCTGGAGTCAAGCAGGAGATTCTGAGCCTCCGTCGTCATCAGTAGTAGACCATTACGATCTACACCGATGCGAAAGAGGTTGATCAGACCCCTGTAATGACAGCGCTTTCCGATGTCGGTATCGGAAAAGGCCTCAGGGAAATCGCTCGAGTTCACCCAAGCACAGATACGTAAGGCGCTTCTGATGTTGTTTGCAACCATCAGAGAGCGCGTACGATCGGTGCTGGTGCACCCTCGACGCCAGATATGGGACGTTGTTGAGACGTGCCAATCTAGAGTCTCGAGAACACTGCGGATGAGCCGTGAGTTTGACCCGAGGGTCATAGCCACGGAGCTATATGGACGATCGCTGATCATCGTATACTCCAAGGTAAAGAGTTACTGGCCGTTAGGCCAGGGTAACACGACT